AGGGGACCTGCCCCGTCAATGGATCCGCTGGCAGCGGTCGCGCCTTCACTATCACCCCTGTCGTCGGGTTGGGTCGCCAGTGGGTCGGAGACAAGGACGCCAACGCTAAGCGCTTCGCCGCTCAGGCAAAGGCGGATCGTCGTGCCGCTGCTCTGGACCGCCTGAAGTCGAACGTAGAGCACAGCGACCTCGCCTGCCGCTACTGAGTGTGCCACCTGCCTTAGTGGCACAAGGTCCTGTAGGTGCCCTCCTGGTTCCTGTATATTAATTCCAACGGAGGGCAACGGACCCTCCACACTCCCCAAACTCAAATGACCCTCTACACTCCCCAAACTCAAATGACCCTCACCACCACTCTGGAAACCCTCACCGCTTTCGTTATCAAGGAAACCAACCGTCACATTGCTGAAGAGTTCCGCCTCTACGGTAAGACTCTGCAGCAACTCAAAGATGGCAGCGGTACTTCTAGTAAAATGAATCCCGCAGACTTCACTAAACTCTTCCAATACATCGTGAATGAGGTAATCGAAGCAGGTATTAAAAAGTTGGGTATTGATGGACGCCGTGAAGAAGTTGCTGGTTACGATTACATCATCGAAGGGCAACCTGTTGAGTTTAAGTTAATGGGTGGCGCTTCTAAATCTTCGTTTGCTACGGGTAACAAAACCTCCCACTTTGGTGGTGCTAAAACTAACCTCGTGTGGAGCATTAAGTACACCTTCAACGCTAACCAGATTGATACTTTCGGCATGGTTTTGATTGATACTAACCTCACCGAATCTAACGTGTGGGCAGCATCTTCTGGGCGTAAGGATTCTTTCTCTCAACTGCAACTGATTGTGGGTGAAGAAGATTGTATTCTCTCTCAAATGGGTATCATCAAACCCGCTCAAAAGTTCCTGCAATTCATTCCTCTCCCCACTGAAGTTCTTCTGGGTTGAGTGTTAGTGAGAGGGGGCAGTGTTGCCCCCTTAATTATACCTTACTGTGTGTGCGTTATTTGACAGTTAGCGGCGCGTTAATTCTTTATACTTAGCGGGCGTTAGGCGGTTCATAAAACCATGGGTCCCCCTAAGCTATAAAGTGTTACGCGCACAAGGTCTTTATAAGACTCATAACATAACTCACAGGTTTTCTATATAAAACAAAAATGGAAACACAAAAACCTTCAATGCAAAAAAATCCGGACAAAAATTTTACGACTGTAGAGGTCGATCCAATAACGGGGGAGTATTATGTGAATATTCCTGAGTGGATACTAAGCGACTTTGGGTGGTATGAGGGCACTGTAGTGAATATGGAAGTCGAGGGAGACTGTATTGTTATTACTGAGGTCAAAGAATAAGGATTGACTTCCTCTATAAATTACTGTATGATACTGAAGTAACGTTACTTTCTTATGGCTAAAGGATTTACTGTAAAAGCAAAGGCACCCACACCAACAACAAACAGCGAAGAGTGGGACTATAACAAAGCCCGTGAGATGATTCGTGGTAAGACTATCGTCTTCTGTCTCCCAGGGCGCGGAGTGTCTTATACATTTCTCAAAAACTTTGTGCAATTGTGTTTTGACATTGTGCAGGCAGGGGGAAGTATACAGATTAGTCAAGACTATTCATCGATGGTAAACTTTGCACGTTGTAAGTGTTTAGGTGCAAATGTACTCAGAGGACCTGACCAAATTCCTTGGGACGGCAAACTGAAGTATGATTATCAGTTGTGGATTGATAGTGATATTGTCTTTAATACTGAGAAGTTTTATCAGTTGATTTTATTGGATCAGGATATTTCTTCTGGATGGTATTGCACTGAGGATGGTCAGACGACTTCTGTTGCACACTGGATGGAAGAAGATGACTTCCGCAATAATGGTGGTGTAATGAATCACGAGACACTGGAAACGATGTCACGTCGTAAGAAACCTTTTACTTGTGATTATGTTGGTTTTGGATGGTTGATTATCAAGAATGGTGTCTTTGAGAATTCTGAGATGAAGTATCCTTGGTTTGCTCCTAAGATGCAGGTCTTTGAATCTGGAGAGGTTCAGGATATGTGCGGAGAAGATGTAAGTTTCTGTTTGGATGCAAAGGACGCAGGCTTTGAAATCTGGTGCGATCCTCGTATCAGAGTTGGTCACGAAAAGACAAGGATTATTTGAGATGAAAACGGAATCTTACAATGTATACCGTAATGGGCGTAAGATTTACACACACTTGACACAGGATGAATATTTCGATATTATGGAGGACCTGTCGATAGAGTTTTATCAGACAGGCTCTCCAAGTCCTGAAGACTTATACACTGAAATTATCACGGAGGATTGATTATGGCTATGCGTAAAGGTGGCGGTTATGTGGAGGGTGCGCCCAAGAAAACTCGTCAGGGTAGGGGTATGAATACGAAGTATGCAGCGTCTTCTCGCAATAAGGCTAAGAAGAAGTATCGCGGTCAAGGTAGAGGTTGATATTAGGAGGGGAATGACCCCTCTTTTTAATGAAAATAAATACGGTGTAAGGGATAGCAACCCCTCTAAAAGTTCTGTTTTGTATAAAACAGGAGCTAAAATGGGTAATTCACCTGTCGATAGAAACAAAGACTATATGAGAGAGATGTGGGGCACGAATCGTCTCGTCTCAGACTATGGTTCAATGCAAAAAATCAATGTGAATGAGGAGAAGAAAGAGTTTCTTCAAGAGATTATGGACTATGAGAAGTCTCACGACCTGAAGAAACAGTCGCAACTTCACGAAAAAATCAGAAATGATGAAGATTATGATGATTGGGAGTATGGCACAGAGCCAAATTATGGAAATCCTTGGTCGTAAGTATAAATAATCCCAAGAAAACTCTCTGACCAATGGCAGTTACGCGGATATCAAGAGCATTTAAAGACATTAGTTTGTCATTTGACCCTCATCCGGTGACAAAAGACCTTCCAATCTTAAAAAATCAGAATGCAATCGTGCGTTCTGTAAGAAATTTGGTAGAAACCATCCCCACGGAGAGGTTTTTTCAACCTCTTCTTGGGTCAGATGTGCGCTCAAGTCTGTTTGACTTCGTTGATTATGGTACTGCGGGCGTAATTGAGGACCAAATTTTCACAACAATTGAAAATTTTGAGCCAAGAGTGGAAAATGTTGAGGTTCAGGTCAATCCACAACCTGATACCAACACTTTTGAATGTAATATTATCTTTGATATCATCGGTCAAGACTTTCCGACTCAAGAATTTACATTTATACTAGAGGCAACAAGGTAATATGCCTTTTACTAAGTTTACAAACCTAGATTTTGACCAGATAAGGACGCAGATAAAGGATTATCTTCGAGCAAATTCCAATTTTACGGACTTTGACTTTGAAGGATCTAATTTTTCTGTCCTTATTGACACTCTTGCCTATAATACTTACATTACGGCATTCAATTCCAATATGATTGTCAATGAATCCTTCTTGGATTCAGCAACATTGAGGGAAAATGTCGTCTCTTTGGCAAGAAATATTGGTTATGTACCACGCTCTAGAAGCGCCTCTAAGGCAACTGTAACGATAACAGTACAAACGGACGTAGATACTCCTACATTGACCTTAGTGGAGGGTCTAGTATGCGTAGGAAGCGTTAGTAATACAAGTTATATCTTCTCAATTCCAGAAAGTATCACAACAACAGTCAAATCTGGAGTAGCAACATTCTCAGACGTTGAAATCTATCAAGGAACTTTCCTGAAAAACGTCTTTACAGTCAATGGATCTCTGGATCAGAGATTTATTTTGAATAATTCCTTCATTGATACCTCAACCATCATTGCAAAAGTCAAGGGTTCTGGTGAAACTGGTGAAGGAAGGCAATATTCACTCGTTGACAACATCTTAAACGTTGTTTCAACCTCTGAAACATACCTGATTCAGGAAGTTCAGGACGAAAAATACGAATTATTGTTTGGTGATGGGTATTTTGGCAAGAAATTAGACAATAATTCAGTTATTACAGTCTCTTATATCGTTACTGATGGCACTGATGGCAATGGTGCTTCTAGTTTTGACTTCTCAGGACGTGTAATTGACTCTTTAAACAACGTTGTTGCACCAACAGGTGTAACATTGACTACAATTAATGCTTCTTCTAACGGTGGAGATATTGAAAGCATTGATTCTATCAAGTATTTTGCTCCAAGACTCTATTCCTCACAGTATAGAGCAGTAACTGCTCGTGATTATGAGGCAATTATCCAATCAATCTATCCAAATACCGAGTCTGTGTCGGTTGTTGGTGGTGAAGAGTTGGATCCACCACAGTTTGGTAATGTAGTCATTAGTATCAAACCTAAGAATGGTGACTATGTTTCCGACTTTGATAAGCGCAATATCCTCACAAAACTGAAAAACTATTCTTTGTCTGGAATCAACCAACAGATTATTGACCTTAAGGTTCTTTACGTTGAGATTGACTCTGCTGTTTACTATAACAATTCACAGGTATCTAATGTTAATGACCTGAAGAGTGATATTGTTAGTACCCTGAATACATTCTCAACTTCCACAATCAATAAGTTTGGTGGAAGATTTAAGTATAGTAAACTTTGTCAGACTATTGATAATGTAGATAATGCCATTACATCAAACATTACAAGAGTTCGTATCAGAAGAAATCTGAAAGCACTCATCAATCAGTCTGCTCAGTATGAGTTATGCTTTGGTAATAAGTTCCATAAGAATCCTGAAGGATTCAACATTAAGAGCACTGGATTCACTCTTGCCTCAAGAACAGGTACATTCTACCTCACTGACGTGCCCAATGCGACTGGCAATATGGGAGTTATCTCTGTAGTCAAGGAAGACTTGGTTACAGGTAAAAAAATTGTGGAAGTTAAGTCAGCAGGCACTGTTGATTATGAAAAAGGTGAGATTATCATCAATACTTTGAATATCACATCTACAGCAATAGCAAACAATATCATTGAGATTCAGGCATTCCCAGAATCCAATGATGTGATTGGTCTGAAAGACCTATATCTAAGCTTTTCTGTTGCCGATAGCACCATAAATATGGTTAAGGATACGATTAGTTCTGGCGAACAGATTTCTGGCGTCGGATATAAAGTTACTTCTAGTTACTTAAACGGAGAACTAAAGAGGGTATAAGATGATAAAAACTGGATTTGAGACGAGGGTAAAAGTTCAGCAAGTTATTGAGAACCAGTTACCAGAGTTTCTACGTTCCGAAAGCCCAAAGGCTGTAGATTTTTTAAAGCAATATTACATATCTCAAGAATATCAGGGAGGTTCAATTGACCTTGCCAATAATCTTGATCAATATCTGAAGTTAGACAATCTTTCTCCTGAAGTTATTTCTGGAGAAACAACTCTTTCTACGGGTATTTCTTCAACAACCGATACTGTACAGGTAGCATCCACAAAAGGATTTCCTGCCGAATATGGTCTGTTTAAGATCGACAATGAAATTTTCACTTACACAGGCATCACTACAAACTCGTTTACGGGTTGTGTAAGGGGTTTCAGTGGCATCACATCGTATAGAACCCAACTCAATGCTGAAGAGTTGATATTCAGCACCTCAAAGCAGGCAGCACACACTTCTGGCACTGCTGTTAAAAACCTAAGCGTTGAGTTTCTGAAAGAGTTTTACAAGAAACTTAAGTATTCATTTACTCCTGGTCTTGAAAATGTTGCCTTTACATCGAACTTGGATGTAAATAACTTCATTAAAGAAGCAAGAACTCTCTATCAATCAAAGGGTACGGAAGAGTCATATCGAATTCTCTTCAATGTTATCTTTGGTGTAACTCCAAAAGTTGTTGACCTTGAGGACTATCTTCTCAAACCATCAACCTCAGAATATCTTAGAAGAGAAGTTGTTGTTGCTGAAAGAATTTCTGGCGATCCCAATAAACTGATTGGTCAGACAATTAAGAAATCTTCTGATGAGGAGACTCAGGCATCAGTATCTGAAGTAGAAATCTTTACAAGATCTGGTATCTCCACTTACTATAAGTTAAATCTCTTCATTGGTTATGATGAAAAAGATTTAATTGAAGGCACGTTTGCCATTCAACCAAAGACAAAGGTTATCAATCCTGTTTCTATTGGAGCATCGGCAATCACCGTCGATTCTACCATTGGATTTGCCGCCTCTGGCACTCTGATTTCTGGTGATAATACCATTACTTATACCGATAAGAGTGTAAACCAATTCCTTGGATGTAGTGGTATTGATGAAGCAATATCTACAGCAGATGAAGTTAGAATCAATGAGACCTTCATTGGTTATGAAGGAGGAGATACTACAAAGAAAGTTGAGATTAGAATTACTGGAGTAATCTCAGACTTTGAGCAAAAGAGTGACGTTCTTCTTTCAACGGAAGGACAAAGAGTATATGTTAAAAATGTTGGAGAAAAGATTGAAAATCCAGAGTCAAATAAGACATACAAACAAATCTTTGCAAACTCTTGGATTTACAACACCAGTTCAAGATATCAAGTACTTGATATTAATGGATCTACTTTCGAATTAAGGTCTGACATTGATAGGTCAAGTCTAAAGATTGGAGATACTGTAGACATTCTCCAAGGAAATACTGAAACTGTTGCCCATTCAAACGCTACCGTTGCCACAATATCTGGCAATGTAATCACTTTAGATAATCTTTCTGGTTTTACTGAGGATTCTTCGCTCGATTATACAATTAGAAGAAAGTTAAAGACTGCCTCTAGCTCTGGCACACCATTACTTTATGGTAATAATATCTTAACAACAGATGTTCAGAATGTTTATGTTGAAGATGATGATTACTATTATGTTGCATCAAACTCACTTCCATCTTATAGTATAACCAAAAATATTAAAAAAGCAGAGTTGTCTTCAGCAAGCGGCACTGCATTGCAAGGTTTTAATTCTTCTACAGAAAAATACAATACTCTTTCATTCTCTTCCAGTGTGCCATTTATCACTGGAGATAAGGTATTATACTCTGCCTCAGGCACTGCTCTTTCTGGTATGCCAGAAGGTGTTTACTATGTCAAAGTACTTTCACCAAACAACAAGATAAAACTCTATCTTTCAAGATCTTTAATTGAAATTGATACACCAGTTGAATTTACATCTGTTAGTGCTAGTGGATCTCATACTTTTGTTTTAGTTGACCAAGAGACTGAGAAAATATATCCACAAAAACTTTTCAAGAAGTTTCCATCTGCTAAAAATATTAAGACTGGTAATAAATCTCTGACAAGACCTGGGTCAACTGGATTACTTGCCAATGGTGTAGAAATTTTAAATTACAAGTCTGAAGATAAGATATACTATGGACCTGTTTCAAAACTTCAGGTTTATAATAGTGGAAAGGAATATGATGTATTAAATCCTCCTACTATAGAAATCTCTTCACCTGGAACTGGCACAACTGCCTTAGCAAGAGCAGTTGTTTCTGGTGTAGTCGAAGATGTACTGGTTGACCCACAAGAATTTGATGTAAACAAAGTTATTTCCGTAACTATTGAGGGTGGAAATGGAAATGGTGCCATATTAAAACCAATTGTTGAAACAAGATATCGTGAAATTGAATTCAATGGAAGTTCTTCTACTGTTGGAGGATCTATTAATTTCACAACTGATGTAATTGCATTTTCATCAGCTCACAATTTGGTTGATGGCGATAGTATTGTTTACAATCGGAATGGAAACACTGCCATTGGTATAGGGACGTTTGGTGGAAGCAATGCAATAACAGGACAAACACTCGTTAGTGGATCTGTTTATTATGCAGGTGTCGATAACTCCACTACTATTAGACTTTATCAGTCAAAGGGAGATTATGTTAGCGGTATTAATACCGTAGGATTTACGACAGCCACTTCCCAAGGCACTCACAAGTTTAAATCTTTTGAGCCAAGAAAAACTCTTACAAGCATTAAGGTCCTTGATAGTGGTAGTGGATATACAAATAAAAAACTCTATGTGAAGACTTCAGGAGTAAGTATTGTTGAAGATACAATTACATTCAAAGATCACGGGTTCTCTGATGGTGAAATAGTAACGTATAGCACCTCAGGAACGCCTGTAACTGGTCTCTCAACTACTTCTAGGTATTATGTCTTAAAAGAGGATAACGATAGGTTTAGACTCGCTAATGCTGGTATTGGTGGCACTATTACTACCAACTATGAAAAGAGAGATTATGTCAATCTTCAGACTACAGGATCTGGTTACCAAATATTCTCTTATCCAGATATTGAATTAACAATTAATGCTGAGATTAGAAGTGGTACTGGCAATATAACCGCTACCCCTATTATTAGGGGTGGTATTGATAATGTATACCTTTATGAAAATGGTACTGGATACGGCACAGAAATTTTAAACTTCCATAAGAGACCAAGAACGACTATAAAAATCGGAAAGGATGCCGAATTAACACCTGTCATTTCCTCGGGAAGAATATCTAACGTTATAGTTTCTAATTCTGGACAAGACTACAGCTCAGCACCTCTGTTATCTGTAAATTCAACTTCTGGGGTTGGTGCTAGGTTAAGGGCAGTTGTAAGTAATGATGGAAAGATTAGCAGTGTAGTTGTAATCAACGGCGGAATCGGATATGGAAGTGACACTACAATCACAGTAACACCAAATGGTAAGAATGCATATATTGAAGCATCAGTAAGAGATCTTACAGTTAACAAACTTTCTAAGTTTGATAATGAAATTGTTATAAAAAATCCAGATAACGATGAAGGTTTGGAGTATGGATTTATTGGATATTCAACTTCAATAGGAAATAGTGTTTATAGCGATACTGGATCGCAACATTCTCCTATTATTGGATGGGCGTTTGATGGCAATCCAATCTACGGTCCCTATGCATATAGTGACCCCGATGATAGTAATTCATCTTTAAAAATTCTTTTATCTGGATATGAATTATCAACATCAACTGTTGTTGATAGACCATCATCATTTACCTCAGGATTTTTTGTTGAGGACTATACTTATAAAAATTCTGGAGACTTGGATGAATACAATGGAAGATATGAAAAAACTCCAGAATTTCCAAATGGAGTTTATGCATATCACGCAGGTATAAACACATCAACATTAGCGCCAACTTTCCCATATTTCATTGGCAATTCTTACAAATCTCTTCCACTAGAGCAATCTCTAAATCAAGGTTTTGATTTTAATAGTTCCAACCTAGTCAGAAACACCTTCCCATACAAGGTGGCAGACAGATATGCAGATAATGATTTTATTAGTGAAGCTAATGAAACTCTTATTCAAAATGCCGTAATTGAATCAATAACAAAAGGTTCTGTCACTGGTTTATTAGTTAATGAAACTGGTGATGGATATATGGTTGGTGATGTTGCTACATTTGATAGCACAGATACTAATGGTGGTGGAATAAGTGCTGATGTTAAGAGTGTTACTGGAAAGAGAATAACTGAAATTAATACATCTGTAGATTCTTATCAATCCACCAAAATTATTTGGGAAAATAATAATAAAATTTCACTGCACTTTGATAATAAACTCCACGGTATTGCTGATGGAGACCGCGTTGTTATATCTGGTTTATCTACATTTGTTAGTGGTTTAACCAAATCTCACTTAGTTGGCGTTTCTTCGGAAACCACTACACTTATTAAGCAGATTCCTTCAAACGCTACTTCTGGTGTAGTAACTGACATTTATGTTTCTAGAATACCAGTAAGTTTGTCTGTGGGATCCACAGTCGCCATTGGCACAGAGAAACTCTCAGTTTTGAATATCTTCCCCTCTAATAAAGTTGTAAGAGCATCGAGAGGGGTAACTGGAACTGCTCATACGGCATCGACAGAAATTACAGTACTTGATGGTAAGGTTAGTATAAATGCTAACATTGAATATTTTGACTCTAAACTTGATGATAAGGTATATTTCCATCCAACACAATCTGTTGGTATTGGATCTACTGCAGGAATTGCAGTATCCACATCATATGAAATTGGAGATTTAACAACC